GCATCCTGTAATCAATATCAGTCTTGTTAGTGCCGAATTGCCTGCTATTGATATCAGCCCTAGTGTTACTATAGACAATAAAAAAGGCGCTGAAATAGCGCCTGTATTGCCTTTAGAATCGGTCAAACTATCTAACTAAATGGCATTGATAAGCATAGTAATTATCTTGCTTACATAATTTAGTAAGCTTATTTAATTTCTTAGCCTGTTCTTTGCTCAAAAAAGGCAAAGATTTTAAGCTTAAATACTCTTGTCTTCTTTTCTGCCTAGCCTGTTTAGTCATGTCCACCATAATCATACCCTCTCAATTAAACATTGTTTAAATAATTCAATCTCTTCTTTAGTATAGCAATCACTACACTTTGCGATAATCTCACAAGCGGCCAGAAACTTCTGTTTACTTGTGATTGTCGGCACTAGGTCGATAAATGCTTCAGGCAGTAGCTTTCTAGCCAATTCCTGATACTTGTTATTTCGTTGTTTACGAGCCATTAAAGATCCCATTACAAGCTTTTGATAATCAAATTCTCTTTTCATTGTTATCACATATCCAAAACAGTTCATTATCGAGTTCACGTATTAGATTTATACGTTTTAGCAGCAATAACGCTGAATTAAAGTCATTGTAACTTATATGACTCATAACCATAGCGTATAGATGGCCACTAACTACCGGGCTACATTCTCTGATTACTTCTGCGATTATCTGCACTATTTTTAGTGCATGTTCTGATTTACTTTCCATTATGTTATTCCCTCGATTTTAAACTAATCAGCCTAATCGCTGATTAACTGGCCAGTCCTTAGAACTAGCCAACTAATCATTAATTAATATACTTACCAGAATCCTTCATACTGTTAGCAATCTTCTGATACCCATACCTCATCGCCATTCCTGCAAAGTTACCAGACTTTGCCGACTTTCTGTAATAGTGCCCTGCGTGCCAGTACCAACAAGCCTTCTCACCATGATACTTCAGACCGCAGAATTTAAGCTGATCTTTGACTGGTTTCGTATCACCGATCACCCATATCCAAGTACCAATCAGCCCGATTTCTACTGTGTTAGGCATCCTCAAGTTTTGAAGCTTGCGAATCATCTCAACAATGGCCTTTTCCTTTTCTGAATCATATCTGTAGTAATGACTCTTGCCTGTAGCATCCTTAGTTTCTTCGCCGTTCACAGATTGCAGCAGCGAGTCATACTCAGCATTAATTGCTTTCATCTGTTCCTCTGTTTCACCCTTAGTAATGTCAGGGTGATAAGTTTTACAGAGTTCGAGATATTCTTTTCTGATAGTCGCTTCTGTGTTTCCGTATTTAAAGTATTTCATATGTTATTCCCTCGAATTATTCAGGCTTTATCGCCCTACAATCTGAGAATAACAACGCTCTACACTATTGTCTACACTTATTTATCAAGATTTATCAGAATATACCTTAACCCTTTGATATCAAACCTGAATATCTGTAATCTGCCAATCAACCACCATAAATTCTACCCGCCATAGACTAGTTAAGACTAGTACTAGATAATACTAGTACCACTGTTATGTACTAGTGTTCTCCTTACTGCTACTGAGTTGCATTAACAGCTGGTCTCAACGCTCGCATACACGCAAAAACTCGTCGTTCTCGACTCGCTACTTTGCCAGTCTGATATTGATCGGACAGCTCGTTTGATAACTAACGATAATATAAGGTTATCGATAGTGATAACTATTTGAACAGGCTAATCATGGCATGATGCTAAACTACTACCCAAAGAAAAAGGCAATTAAACCGCCAACGTTGGGCGGGAGTGGCCCTCAAGTAATCGGGCAATGGGAAAGGATAGGCTTGCGCTGTTTAGGCTTATGGGTACCCTATCCGAGCCGAGGCCGAGGGTGCTACGATTCGAATCTGGATGTGTTCCACCCCGCTAAGCTAGTTTAATACCTTCCCCCGCTCTATCAACAACTTAAAATGAGAAAACAGATTTGGCCGAAAAGAGAAGTTTGTTGGCAGTGGGAGGGGGAGGGGGTAGTTTTAGTGGGCATGGGTGGCTGATAAAAAGGGTCTGTAAAAAAATTTATAAAAAGTTGATAATGAGGGCATGAGCTTTTGGGATGATATATTTGGCACAGATGAGGAGGTAGTTATTCCTGACACCTATGAGACTCCTGACAAGGTGGTGCAGGGGTTTGCCAAGAGCAAGGCGGAGGATATTTTGAGTGTTCTTGACGAGCCTAACCTGATACCGACGTTGTTTGGGGAGTCTCCTAAGCCGAGTTTGTTGGATATGGGGCTTGGGGCGGCTGAGTTAGCGGCTAATTTATATCCTAGCCCTGTGAGTGATGCTTTGAGTGCGAAGGATGCGGTTGAGCAGTTTAGCGAGGGTGATTATGGGTGGGGTGCGTTGAGTGCGCTTGGTGCCATGCCGTTGATACCTAATTTGGGGATATTTGCGGGTAAGCTGGCTAAGACTGCGGATTTGGATGCTTTGGCGAAGGCTGAGAGGGCGGTTGCTGAGGGGTGGGACGATAAGAGTATTCGTGAATCGACAGGATGGTTTAGATATCCGGGTGATGATGAATGGCGGTTTGAGATACCAGATACAAAGTTGAAGGTGGATGATTGGTATAAGTATCGTCCTACTACGGCAGGCAATGCGATTTATCACCCTAAGTTGTTTGAAGCATATCCTCAGTTAAAAGACTCAGGCGTTTTTATTGGGGACATTAAGGGCGCTAAAGGTTCATACGATCCGACAACTAAAAATATAGAGATAGCTGTTAATGATTTAGACGAGATGAGGTCTACTGCGGCTCATGAGCTACAACATGCGGTTCAAGATATTGAGGGATTTGGAAAGGGCGGAAGTGCTTATGGAATCTCGCATGGTTTGTATTCTGAAAAGTTAAAGGCAGAGATGGGAATAGCAAGGATAAATAAGCTATTAAGGCTTAGCGATCCTGTTACTAGCTTAGCTCTAATGGAAGAAAGGGCAGCCCTATTAAATCGACTACAAAAAATACAAGAAGGTGCCCCGACATTAAATGCTGCAACTGGGCCAAATTTATATATGAAGGCTGAAAGTATGTATCCAAAACTAGCTGGTGAGGTCGAAGCTAGGTTGGTGCAGAAAAGACTTAACAATCCGTCCCTCAACCCATTAGATGACTTAGATACTCCAATAGAAGATATATTAAGAAATCCAGATTATAGTTATTCCTCACTTATCCAAGCACTCTTACAAGATTGAGCTACGAAAGATTTTGCGTAGTTTGTGGCTGAATCGGCTGGCCTCGAACCAGCGACCACAGACTTAACAGGTCTGCGCTCTACCAACTGAGCTACGATTCAAAGAGGGCTAGGGTATTTTTAGCAGACCCCTTGCCGAAGCTGCCTGAGCGGTTGATTCCGTCATCACATCGAGGGTTGCGTATTATCAGTTACGGTCCTATGGATGTGAATATAATTGGTGGACTAGGTGTCGGGCTGTAGCTGGCCATGTCACAGCTCTTTGGACTCAGTTTGCCGTCTTTAGTGTCAATGTGGATATGCTATGATCTAAAACTCTACGTTGTAAAGACAAATAAAGCGTAGTAAGTCTTGTTATATGAACAAGAAGGAGATGACGGAGCACCAGATACAGGCTGCTGTGTTTGAGTGGGTGAGGGTCAAGGCGAACTCTGATGACAGGTATAAGATGATATATGCGGTCCCAAACGGTGCTAGGACGAGCATTGGGGTTGCTATGAAGCTAAAGGCCGAAGGCTTGACCAAGGGCGTGTTTGATATCGTGGTTGATGTACCTATTATGCCGTTTCATGGGTTACGTATTGAGGTCAAAAAGCCTCAAGGTGTCGTTAGTCCTGAGCAGAAAGAGAGAAAGAAGCTTTATGAGAAGTATGGATATTTAGCTCGTGTTTGTCGTGGCATAGATGAGATAATGACAGTTATTGAGACGTATTTTGAGGGTAAGTGGAAAAACGCAAAGTAGAGGCAAGTCTGATTACAGCAGTTTTATGTAGCATTGAGACTAGGAAGGGTAAGTTGTTTAGGTTCTGTATCCCATCTGGTGTTGCTATGGATTATGAGGAAATGGAGGTTTTGGCTAAAGATTCTGGTGTCAGGAAAGAAGACTGGCTAAGGCTCCTTATTGAGATAGAGAAGGTGATTGATAAAGGAATAAATTGATGATTGAAATATTTGTTGTGGTATTTTTCTATTTGTTGGGCATGGTGAGTAGTTATTTGTTTTATAAAGCTAAGATTGAAAGGCTAGAACGTGCGGTAAAAAGCTTAGAAACTGCTTTATATTGTGCTTCTAATACGATTACTGAGCAGTATGAGGAAATGGCTGCTATTTTGATGGAAAACTCTGTATTAGAGGGGAAGTCGATAAATTAGAGATATGCGGGGGTCTACTGTGTGGTAGTTGGATGATTAGAATTTTCGAGAGAATAACCAACCTCCGCACACCTCTACTTTAAAAGCTATCATGTCAACCCAAAGCTCGCAACCTATTTCATTAGACTTCAAGTTTACCCCAAAACAAGCACTCGCCTTTCAATCGACAGCTAATGAGATTTTCTGGGGCGGGGCAGCAGGTGGCGGTAAATCAATATTTTTAAGATTTCTAAGCATTGTCCTTTGCTCCCATATACCAAACTTACAAGTCTATTTGTTTAGACGTACGAGGCCAGATTTAATAAAATCTCATGTTGAAGGGCCAAAAGGCTATAGAGCGTTGTTGGCTGGCTACATTAAGTCAGGTTTAGTAACTTTGGTCGAAGATGAGTGCCGTTTTAATTTTAATGGCTCAAAAATCTACTTCTGCCACTGTAAAGACGAGGAAGATAAGAATAATTTCCTCTCAACAGAAATGCACGTTCTTCTAATTGATGAATTAACTACTTTTACTGAAAGTATCTACACTTTTTTACGCTCAAGGGTAAGAGCAACTGGCCTAAATGTCCCAGAGCAATACAAAAACACAATTCCAAGAATCTTATGCACCTCTAACCCCGGAAATGTTGGTCACCAATGGGTAAAACAGACTTTTGTCGATAATTGCCTGCCGTTAGAGCTTAGGCAAATGGATCCAGAGCAAGGCGGGATGCTTAGACAGTTTATCCCTGCAAAAATCACAGACAATCCGTTTCTCCTCTCTGAAGATCCAAACTATATCAATAGACTTAAAGGTATGGGATCACCTGCTCAGGTAAAAGCTTACCTTGATGGCGATTGGAATATCGTAAAAGGGCAATTTTTCCCTGAATTTGGCACCCAACACCAAATTGAGCCATTCTCAATACCATCTCACTGGACAAAATACAGAGCCTTGGATTGGGGCAGCAGAAGCCCCTTCTATGTAGGCTGGTACACCATAAATACAGAGAGCTTTTTAGCAAGAGATATTGACGGCAACTCGGTTGCAATAGAGGCAGGCTCAATGATTCAATATAGAGAATGGAATGGAGAAAAAGCATACAATGTTGGCCTAAATCTGACATTAGAGGCTGTTGCTGATGGCATCATTGAACGTGATTGTGAAGATAGGATTGATTACTCAATAGCTGATAGCTCAATGTTTGATGAAGACGGTGGCCCAAGTCAGATTGAAATCATGCAGACTCACACAGATTACAAACTGATTTTCTTTAAGGCTGACAAAAGACGTATTCCCGGCCACACTGCAGTAAGAAGCAGACTTGTTGGTCTTGATAATAAACCAGCTCTCTATTTCTTTAAAACATGCTACGGCATCATAAGAGACTTGCCACAGATTCAACATTCTGAGAAAAAGATGGAGGATTCTGAATCTGAAGGTGTAGCAGACCATAGCTATGACACGCTACGTTATGCGGTACAATCGAGGCCATATACGTCAGAAGCCCCGCCGAAGAAAATAGATAGCCCAAAAGGTCTAAAAGGTTTAACATTGGAAAAGTTATACGAGCTTAATAAGAAGCGGACAAAAAACAAACGGTAGTATGAACGCTCAGAGGTGCGACAATGAAAATGTTCATGTGTTTTGCAATTATAGATTTTCACAGTTAGAGGAAAGAGTGACACGCATTGAAAAACTAATATTTGGAGCAGTTCTAAGCACTGCGCTCTTAGGACTAAGCATAATCTGGCTTGTTATAGATTTACCTAATAGACTTATGCCACATGGAACATATGAAAAAAACAACGAGCAACACCACCAAGTCTCCTGAATCTGAATCAGAACTCCTTTCGAAGATTTGGACCGAGATTGAAAGCTACGATTCGTCAAGCAGAAGCTTTAAATCTGAAGGCGAAAGAATCTATAACCTCTACACAAATAACCTCTCAAAAGATTCAGCCTCTTTTGATAACTCAAGCAAATTTGACTTAGTTTGGTCAAATACCCAATTACTTCAACCAATCGTATTCTCTCAAATGCCTGAACCGTTTGTTGAGAGGCGATTCAAAGATAAAGACCCTCAAGGTAGACGTGCCTCATTAGAGCTTGAACGCTGTATCAAAGCTGTGCTTGGCCTGCAAGATACAATAAGCACCTTTAAACTCGCTGTCCTTGATTATCTTCTCCCCGGCAGAGGTCAGGTATGGTGTAGATACGCACCGAAAGTCGAAATGGTGCCTCAGCTTGATGAATTAGGTCAGCCGATATTGAACGAAGCCAATGAGCCTGTTTTAGTAGAACAATTAAAATACGAAAACGTAGAAATCGACTACGTTCCATGGAAAGATTTTGGCTATTCAAGTGCTAAGATGTGGAGTGGCGTTAAGTCAGTCTGGAGACATATCTATCTCACTAAAGAAGACGCAAAACAGCAGCTTGGCGAAGAAGCTACAGCAAAACTCTCTTTTACCTATAACTCAGCAAACGACGACAAAAAGACTCAAGAAAAAGACACGATGCTTCATAAAAAAGCTAAGGTCACTGAGTTCTGGGATAAAGATACAAAAATGATTTACTGGATAAGTGAATCAAATAAAAAGACAATCGTTAAATCAGCAAAAGATCCTCTTAACCTTGCAGGCTTCTTTCCTTGCCCAAAACCAGTGTTCGCAACACGTCAATCAGATACTCTTATCCCTGTATCAGATTACTCAATCCTAAAAAGTCTGCTTGATGAATTAGATATCGTTACAGCAAGAGAGGCTGGTCTTGTTGATGCGATGAAAGCAAGTGGCGTCAGCTCTGGTGGAGTTGCAGCGGCGTTAGAAAAAGTTTTTGATTCTGATGATAACGTCATCCAGCCAATTAAAGAGTGGTTAGCTTTAAAAGCACAAGGTGGCACACAAGGAGGAGCTATTGAGTGGCTACCTCTTGATATGTTCGCTAAAGTCTTAGAGCAGTTACGTGCTAGGAAAGAAGAACTTAAAAATGATATCTATGAATTGTCAGGCATATCTGATGTCCTAAGAGGTGTCACTAACCCCTATGAATCTGGCAAAGCTATTGAGCAAAAATCTCAGTGGGCATCTCAAAGAATTAATGAGAGACAAAGATTAGTCCAAGAGTTTATAAGAGACACACTAAACATAGTTGCTGAAATAATATCTGAGCATTTTGAAGATGTGACAATCTTTGAAATGGCAGGTGTTTCAATGCTTGGTGATGAGTATATTCAAAACTTTGAAGCTGATGTTGCACTTCTTAGAGATGATGTAACAAGAAACTTTAGAATTGATGTATCTCTTGATTCCCTTGTTCAAGCCGATGAAGATAAAGAAAAACAATCAGTAAACGAATTTATAAACGCAGTCGCTCAGATAATGGGGCAGTCTCAGGCGGTGTTACAAATCATGCCAGAACTAAAACCAGTCATGTTAGAGACTCTAAAGTTTGCATCAAGAAGATATAAAGCTGGCAGAACATTAGAGGGATTACTCGAAACAACTATTGATAACGCAATAGCTGCTGAAGAAGCTGCTAAACAACAACCTCCTCAACCTGACCCTGCTCAGATGTTAGCTGAATTTGAAGCTCAGACTGAGAGAATGAAAGAAGAAACAAAGGCAGAGTTAGAGCAAGTCAGAACTGAACATAAGATGCAGATGGATCAGGCAGAAATGCAACACAAAGTGCAGCTTGATATTGCAAAACTAAACGTTGAGCAGGCAAAATTGGCGCAAGACAAAACTGAATTTCAACTTGAACAACTTAAAGTTCAGCAGAAAGGACAAGTTGACGCAGCAACTCAAGCTGCCAAACAAAAAGAAATCCAGTTGAATGACAAAATCGCATCAAGTCAGATTGCTCTTGATTCAGCAGCTCTAAAACTTGAACGTGAGAAAGCAAAGCTAGAAAATATTATCGCCTCCCAGAAGCTAAAAACTGAAGCAGCAGAAGCAAGGATGCAGATGTTGCTTCAAGCTAAAACTGAAAGCGATAAGCTTGTTGTTCAGGAAAGAACGGCAAGACAACAAACCGAACAAACAGCAGAGACAAAAGTTAGAGAGGCAACGTCAAGTGCTAAATCATCTTCTGATTTAACAGGCGTTGCTTCTATTTTCGCTCAGGCTCTTAAATCAATACCTGCTCCAGTTGTAAACGTAGCAGCTCCAAAACCTACAAA